TCTGCACTCATAAGTCTCCCCTTATAAAGTATTTATAGTAAAAATAATAACTTATAGCAAAAGTAATAATAAAAAAAACGGTCCAATAAAGCCCATTATTATCTCCTTTCTCTAATCAATATTCTGATGTAGTCAATACCTGATGAAGTGCACTTGCTATCTGGTCAACCATCTGCTCATTATAGGTTTCCTTTGAATAATGCAATTCATGAAACACCATATGTATAACCTCGTGAAGATAACACTGTTCCATTCTGGTAACAGGTCTTTTCAATGCCTTGTTACATTGAATTATAATACGGTTCTTATTAAACTGTGCTATCCCCTGACCGTCTTCCCTGTCTTCATAATCAGGTTCAGTTTTAACTTCAACAGTATGTCCAAACAATTTAAACCGTTTAGGTATTTTCATAACCTTTTAACCTGCTGCTGGTTGTGGGACTTGCTCCTGTGGAAACTTATTCCTTGAAATCTCAGATGCATCCTCCCCTGTCTTCTTATCTCCAAATGTATTCTGTAAGGCTTCAGGGCTTACACCGTCTTCGCCTTCCTGTAATTCTATATTAGCCGGATTAATATCAAGACCCTGTAGTATCTGGTCTAGTATCTTATTCGGACTAAACTTCTTTGCGAATGTCTCAGCAAGAATAGGGTTCTTGAAGATAGTATCAACTGCAAGCATGAGCTTCTGGAAGTTCCTGCCTTTAGTTATGATACCACTTATACCTTCTACCTTGAAGTTAGTTCTTATTCCAAACTCTATATATCTTTCTTGTGCCGACATCGTTGATAATACTAGAGCTGCCCTAGCTCCGATTACACTTTCAAGAGTAGCAAAACCCTCTCTGAATTGTAATATCTCAAGCCATGACAGCCTTATTACTTTAACTAATGCCTTCTCTACTTCCCTAGCAAAGCTATCAAGTTGTTCACTTGAAGACTGTTGTTTTTCAATAACCTCAGTAGCCTTGACCTGTCGTGGAGGTAATAGACCTGCCCTGATATCATTAAAGATACTGGACATATCAAAGTCTCTCATTATCAGGTTCATTACATTCAATGCATCCTGTGGAACTTTACCTGTCTCTACAACGTGCATAGTCTTCTCATTGACAGGAGTATCTTCCTTAATTAGCAAAGTAGTGCCCGGAGGGATTCCTCCAGAAGCCTGATTAGGATTCTTGAGGTTATCATCTTTTAACACCTTTACATTCTGGGCTGCCGCAGTACCGCCATCCATTATCAAGTTCTGAAGTTCATTGATAAAGAGGTTTAACTTTACTGGGTCATCATATAGAGCCTTATGCCATACTGACTTAGGAACTCTAACTATAGGAGAGGTTACGATTGGTGATTTCTTGTGGAGCTTTGGATTGGGGATGGGCTTCCTAATAAGTACTCTTTCGTTTGCTATTGTGCATACAATATTTTCCTCTAGGACATTGCCCTCCATATCAAGGATAGTACCCCAAACCTCATGCAATGTTATTTCTTTTCTAAAACTCTTAGTATTAGCATCTTGATTCCTCTGCTTCTCTTCATGCCATTTCTTTTCAGAGTCTATCATACTGCTAACAAGTTTCTCAACTTCTTTCTTATCATAGATACCATCTTCTGCAAGCTGTTTGACTTCATGCAGGTCACGAACAACCTCATGTATCTCGTACAAACCACGACCTGTTGGGTCAGGGAAGTAGAACTCAGGTTTATCAACATCTATTAATAGATTAAATTGACCTTCCCTAGTCTCACTCCTAACCTTAAATATCATAAGACTTGATAACAAACCTATCTTAACAGCATCAGCTATCTTTGTTACAAAGTCTGTTTCATCGGAATCAAGGTGGAACTTTAACAATTCACGAGCCTGATGATTAGTCATAAGGTCTTGGTTCTCTAAATCTACAGCAAAGTAATCACCTAATCCCGTCAGAGCCTTCTTTATAAATGCAGTAACAGCTTCTACTCCCATACTTGTCTTCGGAGAGAACTGTTTACTTTGCGTATTAGTCTTATGCGAGAAGTCCTGTCTGCTGTGATAAGCCTCCCAATTTCGCCTATTTAACTTATCTCTGGTAATCCTTGAGTCTTCGGATTCCTTCTTATACATCTTTATTGTCTGTATTATCTTACTATCCTTATCAGCCATTCTTACATATACTCCTCTGGGGTTGGAAGGTTATCTTCCTTTTTAATCTCTTGGTCATCCTCACTACAATATGAAGGCACTGGCATACTGTCTATAAATGCCTGTTGCCTGTCTATCTCTATCATACACCAAGCACATATACCAATGTCCTCGTGTCCTTTAAGTAATTCTCCGCCACAATGTGAACATTCTTTCATATCTAATTAAACGCATAAGCCGGAACATCCGGAAGTTTAAACCGTTCTCTGGGTCTCATCGCCATTACCTTTCTAGGTGGAGCTTCTTTCCATATCCAGTATCCTATTGCATCTGATACATGAGTACGCCTAAAGTAAGGGTCTTTCTTATTATGCGTCTTCTTTATTCCTTGTTTATTATCTGACAAGACCTCTTCAAAGTCTTGCATTAACTCTGGGCAATGATTGGTCATGGCTAGATTAGCCACACCACTTGGGTCTCTTAGTGCTATATTTACTGCATTAATCCTGTCAGGCACATTAGGATTCTTCTCTGGCAGTCTTAACCTTACTGGTACTGGATAGTTAGACATAGCCTTCATTATCAAAGAATAGCTGCTATGCCTAGTTTGGTGGTCTCTTCGCTTCCCAGTTGCATCACCAAAGACATGAATCTCTGCACCATGCGTAGGATAGTGGTCTCTAAATAAGTCCACCATCTCAAAGACATTTCCCTCTTCAAGAATCAACTCCTTAAATATATTAAACTTATTACCAATCTTCTGACCTACCAAGCTGACCATAGGTTCTACATTGAAATCCCATACCCAAGCTAGAGGTCTCCCAGTATGAAAAGGTAGAGAAACCTCAGGAATATGTATGCCCCTATCGAAAGGAGAGTAAACCCTAGCACCACCAATACCGGGTAAAAGCTCCCCGTCAATCCTGATTCTGTACTGTTGAGTTCCTTCAATATATCTTGCTTTGAGCGTTTCAATATATACCTCGTCTAAATATGGGTTATCATAGATTGAGCCCCTAAAGATTCTAACATGGGGGAGTTGGAACTCTCTTTTGATAATGTGCGGATAGAGCCAAGATATCCCACCAACTGTTCCTTCTGGCGGTAAGATAGTGCAAGTCCCAAAGATTCGTAGCTTTTTTCCAGCCCCGACTCTGATACCTCCTTCGTCATAAACTGCTTTGTCTGGTGGTTCGTCATAATGTATCCAATCCTTTTCTGCTCCGGGGAACTTCCTTCCCTTAGACTCACAACTTTTAAATCCTATAAAAGAACCATTCTTTAACTTTAATATCTTGTCTTTCTTTCGCCATTCAAGTATCTCGCTATTCGGTATAAGAGGAGCGACAGCTTGGTCTTTAGGAACAAAGCCATTGTCAAAATAAACTGGTTCAACAATGTCACGAGAAGTATTGTTATCAGGAGAAATGACCCAACCAGTGGTAGCCCTACCAGTCTCTGGGTCACCGAACCGGGCAAAGGTGCTTCCACATACCCCTCCGGCGAGTGTCTTCCCCCATCTATTCGATGTAAATGCCCAGACTTCCGTTTGTTCTCCGTAGAGTACGGCATCTATAAACTCCTTCTGCTTAGGATGAGGTGTCAGGTTCAGCAGGGGGTCTGTTGACTTCTCCTCCGCTACATTCTGTGCTACTAATATCGCCTCGTCTAATTTCTTCCTGTATTCCTGTTCGTTCACCTTCTAACATCTCCTTTGTTATACCCAGCTCAGAGAGCTTTTCATCGAGCAGTTTTTGCTTTTGGCTTAAACTAAGCTCACCAAGATTCAGTATAAGGTTATTAGTTGTATTAATAGGTTGCGTACCACCATATTGGGGCAATGTAGTTCTTAGCTTTACTAGGTCATCCACATACCTAGAGGGATATTTCTTATAGTGCTTCTTCATCCCCTCACTATTCTCTTCAGTAAATGGACTAGCCTCTAAAGCCGAGGTCAACATCTTCTCAAATGGTTCTGTATCCCCGGATTTAACCAATAGTCCTGTCCTTGCTATCTCTGTTCCTGTGTTCATCTTTTACCTTTTTTCATGTTTCTTAAACGCTGAGAACTCAACAATCCAACCGGACTCTTCTTCTATTTGTTCTTTCAAATCTTTTAATCTTCGGAATAGGTTAAGAATTTCCAAATCGCCTTGTGCAAGTTCTCTAGCTAATTGTTCATATGACTTCTTTAACTTCATATTATTCTTGGAACAGAAGACTATCTTGCATTGTCTTCTCTTATCCCTGCCTGTACTTGAGCCATCTCCTGCTCTGTCAGCCTCTCAAGCCTAGGATACCTGCCAGCACCCCTACGACTGTTTACCTGAAACCCTAACTCTCTGGCTTTCCTAGCCATCAGGCTTCTTATGTTCATCCAATCCTTGATACTATCTGAATGTATTTCCCAGAACCCACGATTACCTTTAACCATAGGGAGTCCGTACTCGTTATAATACTTCATCAAGGTAGGAGTTGTCTTGATACCCAGTACCTTCTTAATAGCCGTAGCACCTACGATTATCTTGGAACATACCAGCTCCTCCCTGACTATCTGCCTCAGGATAGGCTTGAACTTCTCTATCAATACCAAATCCGGGTCATACTCTACCATTACTTAAACTTCTTATTCTTGTATTAATAACTTCATATATATCGCCATATCATGTCATCCTTTTCAAGACAAAGTTCCTCAATTCGTCTAACATCTCATGGTATATCACAGTAAATGGGTCTAACATATCCTCCTTATTCACACTAAACAGCAACCAGACCTCATTCCCGGGCTTAGATATGTCCCCAATAAGCAACCATACCTGAATATCACCCTTAATCAAGAACATAGAAGCCTGATACCTGCTCAAAACTATCGAATGACTGATTATCGAGTTACTGTAATGAATAAAGTTCTCAGTATCTATCTGATAATACCCCTCCTCAAGAGAAATACCCACAAACTCTACACACTCTTCCCATGTCGTACTCCAAAACTCAGGCTTCCTGTCTATCTCCTGAATCCCACCTACCACTTTCGTAGTAATAAGGAGCATACAGAGGATTACCACTATATATATTACAATCCTTCTTATTATAATCTTCTTCTAACTCCTTATCACACTTAGACTTATCCATATTTACTATTCCACCTTGATTGCGGAGTGGGGTATATATTAATATATTAAATCGGCAGCATAGGGTGTGCAAATGGTAGCCTAAGCGTAAGCCTTATAGGTATATTTACTGTTACTCCCGGGAGTTACTGTAAGAGATATACTTGACAGTAGTTGAAAGTAAGAGTATTTAAATTATTTGAGTAGCTGTTATAGTTATCTTTAACCTGCCACCCAACCTAACATAACATATAATCTTTGTTATGTCAATGTATTTTTGAATTAGGCATGCATGAAATTTCGTGCATCTGCGAATGCTGTGCCAATCGTAAGTCCTTTGGTGTGGTGTTTGGAACGGTTTTTGCATCTCTTGGGGTTGGCGATTTTTATCGGCTGAATCGCCAAAGGTTTTTTTATATTTATAGTTTTTATAGTAAGGAGATTTGCTATGACTAAGGCTGAGATGGAAA